CAGTTTCAGTTACACGGAATCCAGATAGCATTGAGCGGTCTGCTGAAAAGCGACCCGCCTTGCGTTGCCCAGCAATTTTTGCTGAGGAGGTTCGCTGCGCTGATTCGATATCTGACTTTGACTTAGCTGCTATCTCAACAGATAGGCGCTGTGTCTCTGCTATTTGTTTAGCTATCTCTGCTTGCGCTATGTCTGCATCTCTTTTAGCTTGGGCGGCTTGGGCTTGAATTGCAAGCTCTTGAGCGCGATAGACAGCGGCCTGTTCAGCTATTTTTTGTTGTTCAGATGCGAGCATGGCTGCGATTTCTGCTTGGGCTCTTGCAAAGTTATCAGCGTCTGCTTTGGTTTGAGCATTAATTTGAGCTTGAAACTCTGCGTTTATGCGAGCCTGCTCTGCTTTAAATGCGTTATCAGTAGCAGCTTGTTGGGCGGCAAACTCTGCGTCTGTCATTTCATGCTCCCAACATAGTCTTCATCTTTGTTTCATCAACGCCAGATGAAATACCCAACTCTGGATTTATCCTGGCAGAAGACAGTAAGGAGCGCTTACCGGCTCTACGTCTAGCGGTCATTTGTGCTGACTCGCGCTCAGCAATCTTGCGGCGCTCAGCGTCCAGTGCAGCGGCCTGATCTTTGGCCTGCTTCTCCATTGAAACCTTTTGCTCTTCGTATTGTTTTTGCTGTTGATACAGCTGTGCTTTAGCGGCATCGGCTGATGCGGTTTGTTGCACGGTTAGGTTTCTAAGCATCTCTGCTTGTTGGGCGGCAGTAAGTCGAGCCTGCTCTAAGCTAGATGTCAGGCCAGACTTTTGCGCATCGATCTGATCTTGTGTTGATTTGCTCTGCTTAGCAATAATGTCAGCTTGTTGTGCGCGGGTTAAATTTCCCTGCTCGCTTGCTGCATCTCTGGCTCGCTGAGCTTCAGATGAAGCGGCATCACGGGCTAGTTGTGCTTGTTGAATAGCCTCGGCCTGTGCTTGAGCGGCCTGATTTGTAGCCTGTTTTTGAGCGTCTGAGATTGCACTTCCAGCGTCATAGGTAGCACCAATTTTTGCACCTGTTAATGTGCCTCCAGGCACTCCTGTTAAATACCCAATTGTTGCGCCAATAACTGTTCCAGCAACTTTTTTCCATGAAAACCCAAACTCAGGCTGACCAGTCTCTGGGTTGATGCTGTTCTCTTTGTTGCCAACAACGTACTGGTCTGTTGATACACCATTGCTTTTAAACTTGGCATCAATCAGTGCGCGGATCTGTGGGTCATTTGCAAACTCTTTTGGCAGGACAAGCTCGCCACCCGTCATGTGAGCTAGATAGGAGTCCCCTTTTCGGCCCTTGTCAGCAGCCTCATTAAGGTGAGCCTTCATCATCATTCGGTCTTTACGCGCCATGGCAAACTCCCATTAACAGATTTCATTAGATTCTATTGGTTTTTGTACATTAGTCAATGCTGATAGCACTTTGATAGCTCAACTAAATATGTCGAACTCCAAGCTGGCAACTGTTTGTGATTGAGGTCTGCCGCCAAGCTGGTGATTGCGAGTCATCCTGTTGTATTCACCCCCACCCAGCATCAGATATCCGAATGAGTCACCAATGTGTGAGTGCTCATTTTTATTTGGAGCATCCCTAAAGCGCTCCTGTCCTGCGCCAACAGCTACACGCTTAAAGTGATATCCACCTGCAAGCGCTTTGCGTAGCAGCTTGCAATCACGGTTGACTATCAAGCCAGGCAGTCCTGCAATCAAGCGTTGCATCGGGGCAGCAGAGGCCTCACGGCGCACCTTAAAGTCATTGCTGGCCGTAGGTTGTGCCCTCAAGCCCAGTGTTTTCAAGTAATCAAAGGCGGTAACCTCATAGATAGCGTCCCTCGCCATACCAGCCGGGTCACCCCAGATCATTACTTGGTGATTGGGGTAGCGCTGGTTCAACTCAGCCAGCAGCTGATGGCCAAAACGCTCCAGTCCCATGTCAAAAGTCACAATTTCATGGTGGATCAGCCACCTGCCATTGGGCAATCGCTGGCCAATGGTGGCTGCAGGGGTCAAACCAAAGTCAAGCCCCACCTGTATGGGCACGTTGGGCTCAACCTCGGTGTCTCCAGACATGGTTGAGTCTTGATACTCAGGCCAAACGGGTCTGCCTTCTTGCACATAGGTGTACTCACCGCCTGCATAGCACCTGATCCAGTCAAGATTCTTGCCCAGCAGCATTTGCTGGTAGTAACCGGGTGGCAGGTTGTGGATATTCTCAGCCTTGGGGTTGACCTTCCACCATTTGCCTGACGCAAAGATGTGATCGTTGGCCTCTGGCATCTCAGGCAGGTCATCGACCTCAACTGGCACCACACCACCAGGCTGCTTGAAGAACTTCCACGCATACACGCCAGTCATCTTCTCTTTTTCAGCCATTCTGTGCCACCAGTGGTCATCATCCATGGGGTTGGTATCCATCCAGATGCCGTGCCAAGTAGCCCCACCGTCCCGCTTGGTCGGATAACGACCAACTCGGTGGGTCAAGCCATCAATCACAGCCTTGGGTAGCTCTCTTGCCTCGTTAACCCAAGCGCCAGTCAGCTCCAAAGACAGCAACTTCCTCACATCCTTGGGTTGATCAAGGGCAAGGAAGATGACCTCGCAGTCAATTCCAGCCGCGTCACCACGGGCAGGCAGCCGGATGTGGTGGGTGATAGGGGGAGTCCACAGCATTGGGCCAAACGTGCCCTCTGGGAACAGGTCCAGCCAAGTCTTGATGGTGGTGGTCTTCAGCATGGGGTAGCTGTTTCTCACAATCGCCCACCTGCTGTACCTGACGTTGTCAATCGGGCTTGGCTTTTGTTGCACAGCCTTGATGAAGATCTTGGCCGCACAGCCGTAGCTCTTGCCCGACCCCACAGGCCCCATGATCCCTTGAACAAAGTTCTTGGACTGGATGAAGTCGTAGATCACCGGCGACTCGCTGAAGTCTAGGTTCAGACCAGCCATCGGCACGGTCTTGTCGCTCATCTCTTTGGTTCGGCTCATCTTGTAACTCCAGTTGTCTAATCTGCCTCTTGCGCCACATGGTTCTTCTTAATGAGTTTGACTTCGGCATACTTCATCGCCAATCTTTGCAATTCCGATTGACCATAAAAATCCTCATCAGTCAGCCCTACCCACTCCCTTTGGCCGCACCAATTGCATTCGCCCATATAAGCAATCACTGATCTCTCTGCTTTACAAAAGTGCTCTTTCATGATTCCCCCCTAGGTGCCACAACATTGATATCAATCACACTCGGCTTCTCGCTGCCGTCGTCCGGGTTGTCAAGCAAACCAGACGCTTTAGCCAATATCCGCAAGACCGCTACCTTGTCGTACAGCTCAATCTCCAAGGTGCTGACCCCGTCCTTGTCAGTCCTGACACGCACATTCTTGATAGCGTTCAGCGCATGCTCAGGGATATCACTAGACCTCTTCACAGTCACATTGCCGTTTTCATCCCAAGTCATGATGTCTGTCAGCTTGGTGTTTGCCATAGACAAAAGCGCATAAGCCACGGCCTCTTTGTTGGCCATGATGGTCGTTGAGCGCTCCAGCCTGCGCTGAACAGACCTCACCCCACCCCAGTTGGTCAAGGGCGGGATCAAGGGAGACTGCTTAGGTCTAGTCATCAGAAGGGTATGTCTTCATCAAGGTCAACCTTGGGCTTAGGCTTGGCAAAAACAGCAGCAGGCGCAGCAACAGTCTTAGGCTTGCCAACCTTGAGCTTGAACCAAACACCGCCATCAGGCTTCTTGTTGACATAGATATCAAGGAAGTGATTAGTGCCATCAGGCATGACAAACGTGCCCTTGTAGTCACCGTGCCAGAGCTCAGTCTTGTCAGCGTTCTTCCAAGCTTTGCCCTCTCCAGGCTTAATCTCGCGATCTTCTTGCATCTCAATTGCTCCTTTTGGTTATTGTTTCACAGGTTAAAAAAAACAGAGAACTCCTGTCAAGGAAAAAGTAGGGAAAATTTCGGGGGTACACCCCTATCGCTACCGTGAGGGGGAGGGGGGAAGGGGTCGTTTTTACCGCGCCCGTCAACGCAGCCGGTATCGCGCAGGTCACGCTGGCGCATATGGATAAAGGCCTTGTCCATGGGGTACACGCTGCGATACCCCCTGCTTGTACAGAATCCATATGTTCGTCTGGTATTTGGACAGGCTTATTTAAACGACCTACAAGGCTTTGACAACCTGAGTGGCTACCTGTGCCTAGGTCAGCCCTAGATCGTGGCTTGTAGACCCCTTGCGTCCCGCGGAATAGGCATCCAATCATCTGGTGTCTGCCACCAACTGGCGTATTCCTGCCATCAGGGCGCCAGATGTTGGCGTGATGCCCTCGGCCTGGTACAGCGGCAGCAGGATGTCGAGGCTTTCCGAAATCTGCTCAGCGGTCAAACCACCTGCAATCAACTCTTCGACTTCTTGGTTGTGCAGAACAGACATGTCTGCTTCTTTTAATATGTCAACTTCTTTAATACCTATCTCTTTGTGTTCTTTGGGGATATGTACAACCTGTAGGTTGTGATTGAGTTGTGAATGTAGCGTGTCTACAATTACAACCTGTGGGTTGTGCATGTAGGCATGGTTATCCACAGGTTGCTGCTGCTTAGTCTGTGCCTTTTTGATGGCTGCTTTCATCTCTTTGACTGTCCTGGTATCGCCTTGTTTGGGCATGGTTAACTCCTTCTTGGTTTGTTGCTTGAGTACTTTGCTGATTGCCAGGGCGACTCTTGCTTGACCCTCTTTGTCTATGACATCGGCTTGTCTGGCCTGCTCTTGTTTGATCTGTGGTGAGCGTGTGTCTTCGATGCTGCTGGTGACGGCCATGGCTGTTTCGGCATCCACTGACTTGTCGAAGATGACCCGCAGGGTGTCTGTGCGCTCGCCCTTGAATCCTTTGCTAACTGTCTCTAGGTAGCCAAGCTCTCTTAACTGCTTGAACTGCTTGGCGACTGCTTGCTGGGTAATGTTGAGCTCTTTGGCTAGCCTGGTCTGGCTGACCCATGTGATGCCAGCTCGGTTGCAGTAGCTGCACAGGGCTGCTAGCACACGCACTGAGCCGTGATGCAGCCGCTCATCAAAGACCGCCTTGATCGGCATCACAACCACCTTGCGCTGGTCTGGCAAGGGATCTTTGATGAAGACCCTTGGCTTCTTGGGCATTTGGAAGTGGACAGGCTCAGTCATTGCATTCACTTGGATGCCTTCCATAGCTTGGTGACGTTGGCGGCCAGCTCATTGGCTGCGGCTGTCCCGCGCCTGTCCTGTACGCCTTGGATGTAGTCCCGCCTGCTGATCTGCGGGGTCTTCTTGCGCCTTCTGTTGACCGTGACTGGCAGCACCTCAAAGACCCACTTGGCCTCTGTGTAGGCGCGGTAGGCCTCGCTGTAGCTGCCCACGCTGGTGCCGTCAGGCAGCTTGACTGACCGAGCCCCCTTGTGGACCCTGCCGCATGCATGGCAGGCCAGCTCATCTGCCAAGGACACGGTTGATGATCTTGATGGCAAACCCTGAGTCAATGGCTGGGGCTGTCTTCTTAGCCTGCTCAGACAGGATCTTGCGCAGCCACTTGGAGCCGCCCAGCTTTACAAACTCTGCGTGTTCGCTTTGGGTTACTCGCACACCTACGGTTTTTCCGCTCTTGGTTAACTCACTCCTGGGTCTTGGCATTGCTGTCTTTCAATATCTCTTCGTTAA